ATTACCAGAACTCCAGAAAATACAGGTTATCTACAACCGTCAAAGTTTCTTTTAACTTTTGACCGTATACCAAACTGCCAGTATTTTTGTCAATCAGTAAACATACCAGGAATGAGCTTAGGGCAAGCACAAATGACTTCTCCTATGTTGGACGTTTTTGCACCTGGAAACAAACTAACGTATAACCAACTAAATGTTAATTTTCCTGTCGATGCAGCGGTTGTATCATGGAAAGAAATCCATGAGTGGTTTCGTTCCATCGCATCTCCAGAGGGTTTTCCTGAAAGGAATAGGTTATCAGATCAACAAACCAAGTTTGGTAGTAAAAAGCCAAAGTATTACTCTGATGCCATCTTAACAGTATTGTCTGCTTTGAACAATCCTATTGTACGAATTCAATTTATAAATGCTTTTCCAGTATCACTATCAGACATCCAGTTTGATACCAGAATGACGGCTGAAGATATTATTACATGTGATGCCACGTTTGTATATGATTATTTTAATTTTGTAAGTCTATAAAACAGCTTGACACAATAACATAAGTTGTGTTAAAATGTAACTTTATAGTTAACTATTTGATTTTATTATGGAAAATTTAGAACAAGTATTAAAGTTTTGGGAAAAAGACGTTGAAATAGACCAGACAGAACCTGGTAAAGAACTCCTACGTATACCAATCCTACACAACAAATACCTCTCCGTACTAACAAAACACAAGATTGCCTCTAAGAAGGCACATTTCGATTATCTCCGTATGAGAAAAATCAAATGGGAATATTACACAGGCAAGATGTCGCAAGAGGAACTTCAGGAGTACGGTTGGGAACCATTTCAATTCACACTTAAATCTGACATCAGTACCTATCTTGAAGCCGATACCGACCTCATAAAGTTGTTAGAAAAAAAAGTATACCATGAAGAATGTGTTTCGGTTATAGAATCCATTATGAATGAATTAAAACAAAGAACATGGCAACTGAGGGATTTTATCTCTTGGGAAAAATTTATAGGAGGCCAGTAATGTCTTTTCTAGTTGCAAATATACCACCCGTTAAATGTTTTGTTCGAAAAGAGTTTCTCTATAACCATGAAAAAGGTCATGGTGAATTGGAACCTTGTGTATGGATTACAGCCAAAGCAATTAAAGGTCAAGCATTCCGTATTGAGTGTATGTTAACCGAGTATGGTGCTTTGTTTGATAAGTTACCAATCTCTGCATATGTATGGAAAACTGTTGGTGAATATTTACCTTTGGACAATCTACAAATATGGGATTGCCTTTCATATGACATGGCGGTAATTGAGAAATCCAATCTACGTGGACTCAAAGTAAAATACTTTGGCAAAGACCGGCAATTTCACTTTGGAAAATATTTGTTTACAATCGATTTTGCGGCACCAGATTTTAATCGTATTGACACCAGTTTCTCAGAAGGTGTACAAGAACACAAGTCATATAACTTTATTCAGTTGGACAATGGCCAATTCGCATGTCAACCAAACAATCGTTGCCTGTGGTATGATGTATCATTAGTGCCTCCTGTTGTAAAACAACCAGACTTCAAAATACCTACAGAAGTTTATTCGGTAGAAAATGTATCTAAGTGGAGTGTTGGTACTCCTGATACATGGTTCTATCAGTTTGATGAGAAGAATGACTGATATTATAATTTCCAAAAAAGACGAAGTTTTTGCCAAAATAACTTGTGAAAAACATATCTCAAAAGAATTATCAGAATTCTTTACGTTCTTTGTTCCTGGTTATCAATTTGTTCCTGCTTACCGAAATAAAATTTGGGACGGCAAAATAAGATTGTATAATTTACAAACAAGCCAAATCTATCTTGGACTTTTACCTTATATTGAGGAATTTTGTAGAGAAAGAGAATACAAATTTGAATATGGTGATCCAAGGCCGGATGTTGAAGATGAATACTCAGTATATCATGCCAAAAAATTTATTGAATCTTTAAACATACATTCTCGTGGTGAACGAATTGAAGTAAGAGAACACCAAATTGATGCATACATTCATGCCATGCAAAAACGCCGAGCGTTGTTAGTTTCACCAACTGCTTCCGGTAAATCTCTCATCATCTATTTAATCTTCCGCCAACTTCACCAATATCAAAATTTAAAAGGTCTTGTAATTGTCCCTACCACATCTCTTGTTGAACAATTATATTCCGATTTTGGTGATTACAATAATAGTGAAATGACAGATGTTCACCGTATCTACCAAGGCAAAGAAAAAGAAACAGACAAAGCTTTAACGATATCTACTTGGCAATCATTGTATAAATTGCCAAAAGAACATTTTCACCAATTCGATTATGTTATTGGTGACGAAGCTCATCTATTCAAAGCACAATCTCTTACCACAATATTGACGTCCTGTATTAATGCTAAATATAGGATAGGTCTTACAGGAACATTAGACGGCACCAAAACACACAAGCTTGTGTTAGAAGGTTTGTTTGGTGCTGTTAAAAAAGTAATTACCACTAGAGAACTAATTGATAAACAACAAGTTTCAGATTTTGAAATTAAATGTTTAGTTCTTAAACATGATGATGAGATATGTTTACAGTTAAAAGATAAAACATACCAAGAAGAAATACAGTATCTAATTGCAAACGAAAATAGAAATAAATTTATTAAAAATCTTGCAGTTAGCTTAGGTAAAAATACTCTCATACTGTATCAAATGGTTGACAAACATGGCCAAATATTGTATGATATGATTAAGAACACCGAAAAGATTGGTGATCGAAAAGTTTTCTTTGTTCATGGCGGTGTTGATGCCAATGATAGAGAAGAAATAAGAAGAATAATGGAGATAGAAAGTAATGCGATTGTTGTGGCATCTTTTGGTACTTTTAGTACTGGTATTAACATTCGCAATCTACACAATATCATCTTTGCAAGTCCTTCTAAGTCAAGGATTCGCAATCTGCAATCTATCGGCCGAGGATTACGACAAGCAGAAGGTAAAGAAAAAGCCACACTCTACGACATAGCCGATGATTTAAGATATAAGAAACATATGAATTTTACGCTCAAACATTTTGTGGAAAGAACCAAAGTATATAATGAAGAAAAGTTTCCATTCAAAATTTATAAAATAGGACTAAAAAAATGAACACTATAAAAATAGTTCGATTAAAGAATGGTGAAGATATCATTGGTAATGTAACAGCTAATGGTATTCAATATTATGATATTGATGAACCAATGGCATTTGAAGTTGATTATCGTGGTAATCATTCCGGTTTAGTTATGAGGCATTGGTTGCCAGTTCAATTGCTCAAAAAGAATCAAATACAATTAAATGCTCATGATGTTCTTTGTGTTTTGGAACCAGATGATGAATTCTCCGAATATTATCTCAATACTGTGGAAAAAATTAAACGTTTGTTAGATGCAAAATCTACTGTAAAGAATATGACTGAAGAAGAAATACAAGAAATTGTTGATGAATTTAATACAATGAACCAAGGTAATGATACATTACATTAACTCTAAACCAGGACATACTCGACTTTACACTCTTGTCAAGCGAATGTCAATAACTTTATGTGGTAAACATGGCGACTAAACAAAAACATTATATAAACAATGCTGATTTTTTACAGGCTTTAATTGATTATAAAGCAGCACAGAAGGATGCTAAGAAGAATAAACTGCCTCCTCCACCTATTCCAAACTACATTGGTGAATGCTTTATGAAGATAGCAGAAGGTCTATCACACAAACCCAACTTCATTAATTATACCTATCGTGATGAAATGATGTCAGATGGTATTGAAAACTGTTTAATGTATTTTGATAACTTTGATCCCAATAAATCTAAGAACCCTTTTGCTTACTTTACACAGATTATCTATTATGCCTTTTTACGTAGAATTGGTAAAGAAAAGAAACAATTATATGTTAAGTATAAAGCAACAGAACAGATGGGTATTTTGGATGAATTTGAAATGATGGAATTTGAAGATGGTACTTCAAGGCAATTTGAACTATATGACAATATTGCCGAATTTATAGAAAACTATGAAGAAGCCAAAACAAATAAAAAAGCGGCAAAAAAGCCCAAAGGTATTGAAAAGTTTATAGGAGAGTGATATAATGTATAAAGTTTGTTATTACCCAACACAATCTGAAACGATTGTATTTTTTAAATGGTTTAAAACATTACAAGAAGCCACATTTTTTGCTGGCAATAAACCGAATGAATCAGTAATTGAGATAAAATATTAT